TTACTCTGCAGGTGAAGTCGGCCACTCAATATCAGGTGCAGTTGATGTATCAACACGATTCAACAATACCCGATATTTATTCCATGCCTCCAGCAACGATCTTTCTTCCGCCGTTGCGATTTCCAGATCTACAGCATCCTGCAGTGGCGCAATATACTCACTGAATTCCTGGATGTGGAACTGTGTGGTGACGGTCTTCCAGTCATTCGGCTCCTGCTGTATCGAAGCATACCAGGCTATTTCAATATCGCTATGCTGCGGCAGCATTTAACCCCTTGTAATTCATCGCCATAATTGATTTAATTCACAAATAAAACTATAACATGGTGAAATCAATGAAAAAAAACACAGATGATGGGGCTAAAATTTACACACCACTTACCCTAAAGCTTTATGACTGGTGGGTTTTGGGAGTATCAAATCGGCTTGCATGGGGATGTCCTACAAAGGAACACCTTCTTCCACACTTTCTGGAACATGTAGGTAACAACCATCTGGATATTGGTGTTGGAACTGGGTTTTACCTTACTCACGTACCTGAGAGTAGTCTGATATCTTTAATGGATTTGAACGAAGCTAGCCTGAACGCGGCATCTACAAGGGCTGGGGAATCAAAAATTAAACATAAAATTAGCCATGATGTTTTTGAACCTTATCCCGCGGCGTTACATGGTCAATTTGATTCCATTTCCATGTTTTACCTTCTTCACTGCCTGCCTGGAAATATATCTACAAAAAGCTGTGTAATACGCAATGCGGCGCAGGCCTTAACTGACGATGGAACTCTATACGGAGCCACAATTCTTGGCGATGGAGTTGTGCACAATAGCTTCGGTCAAAAACTGATGCGCATTTACAATCAGAAAGGCATCTTTTCAAACACAAAAGATTCCGAAGAAGGCTTAACACATATACTCTCAGAGCATTTCGAGAATGTTAAAACCAAGGTTCAAGGTACTGTAGTAATGTTTTCCGCTTCAGGGAAAAAATAGCATCCAACCGCAGCACGTTCTTGCTTAAGACGTGCTGCGGCATAATCCCAATGATTACTCCCTGACAGGGTTCGTAGGCCACTCAATATCAGGTGCAGTTGATGTATCAACACGGTTCAGCAACACCCGATACTTTTTCCAGGCTTCCAGCAATGAGGTTTCTTCCTCCGTTGCAATTTCCAGATCTGCAGCATCCTGAAGCGGCGCAATATGCTCACTGGCTACCTGCATCAGGTTGTTTTTTGTTTCTTCCGCCTCCCGGATCCGGAACAGTTTTTCTGCTTCCGTATCCTTCACCCAGGCTGTGCCGTTCCACTTCTGAAACTCCCCTTCCGGCGATAACCAGGTAACATTTTCCGGTAACGGACCGAGTTCAGAAATAAATAACTCGTCCCCTGACGCTACGTCATAAACCGTTTTCCCCCGATGGTCTTCAACGAGATGCCACGATGCCTCATCACTGTTGAAAACAGCCACAAAGCCAGCAGGAATATCTGGTGGTGCAATATCGGTACTGTTTGCTGGCAGACCTGTATGAGGCGGAATATATGCGTCACCTTCACCAATAAATTCATTAGTTCCGGCCAGCAGATTATAAATTTTTATGGTCCGTGCTTGTTCACTCATTCTGAATGCCATTATGCAAGCCTCACAATATAGTTAAATGCGATGTTTTTGACGGTGTTTTCCGCGTTACCCGCAGCGTTAACGGTGATGGTGTGTCCATGTGAACCAATCGCAACGGAGTGCGTATGCGCACCAATACCTACAGTATGTGCATGTGCGCCAGAACTTGCTGCAGTACCAGACAGCGAGTGGGTATGAGCACCTGCTGACTGTGTCTGAATACGTTGATAATACGATCTATAGGAAGAAGTCTCCGGGCTTACTTGATACTGTGAATTCTGGACATAAGTGAACCCACCGCCATCATAAAATGCTAACGCAGAACCGCCGCCTCCTGGCCAACGAATACCATTACCATGAGTATGAACACCGGCAGACCCCGTAGAGCCACTCAGACTGTGCGTATGCGCCCCGGTGTTATTCGTGGATTTAGTGCCGTAATCAAACGACGATGTGGTTTTCGTCCCCAAATCCGTACTGGATGCGCTGGCGCTGTGGGTGTGCGATTTTATGCCGTCCTGTTCCTGAGACAATACGGCCCGGCCACTGGCGGGTTTGCCCTTGATTGTCCAGCCGCGCATATCTGGAATAACACCTGAAGGATAGGCAATAGCCAGTTTCGGATATGCTGCCTTATCAAACGTCTGCCCCTGCATGATCGCATAACCTGCAGGTGGTGTATCTGATGGCCACGGCAGCGGAACACCTGGCGGAAACGCTTCAATATTTGCCGAGCCGTCAAATTTTACGCCGTTAATTGTCCTTGCAGTTTGCAATTTGGTTGCTGTGCTTGCATTACCCGATAAAGATCCAGTGATACCACCACTCGCGTTTAATTTAGTTGCAATTGTAACATTGCCAGTATGGTTACTAATTATAAACGGCCTTAAGCTATTGTGCGTACCAAGACTGTTACCCGAATCTGTCAACATAAAATATGTGTTTGATCCATCATTTCGGATAAAGAATCCATAGTTGCCATAGGCAATACGCAGACCATTTGCTGACCTTGAAATAACCTCACCAGCAGCAGTTAAACCACCTGAAAGAGTCCCTCCAGTTAATGCCAATGCCCCAATATTTGAAGGGGTCAATGTGATATTTGCACTACCATCAAATGACACACCGTTAATCGTTCTGGCTGCCTGAAGTTTCGTGGCGGTCGCAGCATTACCTGTAGTGTTTTGATTACCGGTAGCGTTGACTCCAGGCAAGTTGATATCTGCCGATCCATCAAATGCCACGCCCCCAATCTTACGTGCTGTCTTGATCTTGGTCGCAGTATCTGCGTTTCCGGTCAAATTACCAGTAACACTACCACCAACTTTTAGTCCATTACCGATGGACACCAACCCTGATCTTAAGTTTATAGAGAATGGTCTTAATGAACCGATGTCTCCATTTTCCCCCTCCCCTTCATTAGTCGGAATAAGATGAAGATGATCTTCGGAACGCCTAAAAATAAGGCCAAAGGCTTGGTTGAATATTCGAAGAGCATTTATCGTGCTGATTTTTAACTGCCCTCCCATTGTGTCGCCAGTTTTTTGAACTGAACTATCTTTAACAGTTTTAACTGCCTTTGGCGTTGCCGCCAGCTTTTCACTGGTGCTGTTTGTTGCACTGCTGAGCTGTACTATCCCCTTTTTCGTCGTGCTCGCATCCTCCAGCGCCACGGCGGATGCAATATCCTCTGCCCGTTTTGCTGCTGTCTCGGCGCGCGTTGCCGCGGATTCAGCAGCAACTTTGCTCTGAGATGCAGCCGTCGCACTGCCTGCCGCCTCTGATGCTTTCGTTGTTGCTGTCGTGGCACTACCTTTCGCTGCTGACGCTTGTCTGGTCGCCTCATCTTTTGAAGCAGACGCAGATGATGCCGATGACGCCGCTGAACTGGCTGACGATGCGGCTGCCGCCTTAGAGGAAGCAGCATTGTCTGCTGAAGTCTTTGCATTTGTTTCAGAGGTTTTTGCTGCAGAAGCAGACCTCGCTGCTGCAGTGGCTTGCTCAGTGGCTTTGCCAGCCTTCGTTGTGGCTGTTGAAGCGGATGATGCGGCGCTTTCTGCCGATTTTCCGGCGGCGGTGGCACTGGCTGAGGCCTGCCCGGCACTTGTTGACGCGGCACTGGCAGATAATGCAGCCGCTGTTTTTGAACCTGCCGCAGCTGAGGCGCTCTGTCCCGCTGCTGTTTCAGAAGACTTAGCGTTCGTCTCGGACGTTTTTGCCGCCTTCGCGGAATTTCCTGCCGCCGTTGCCGAGGAAGCTGCACTACTGGCACTTGATGATGCATTCGTTTCTGAAGATTTCGCTGCCTCTTTTGAGGCCGCCGCACCCCGTGCCGAGGTGGCAGCTTCTGACGCCTTCATGGTCGCTGTGGATGCAGAAGTGGCTGCCGATTTTTGTGATGCTGCGGCATTCGTTTCTGACGTTTTCGCGGCACTGGCGCTGGTAGCTGCCGCGCTTTTTGATGACTCTGCAGCAGCAGCACTTTTTGCTGCTTCACGGGCCTTTGTCGATGCCGTTCCTGCGCTGGAAGACGCTGACTGAGCCGACGACGCGGCCTGTCCGGCTGACGTGCTGGCGGCACGTGCTGAGGCTGCAGCATCGGTTGCATGAGTTGCCGCCTCGCTGGCTGATGCACTGGCATCGCTGGCTGATTTTTTCGCGGCTGCCGTATTCTGTGCAACCGCGGAGGCGTTACGTGACACCTCTTCCACCATCTGCTCAAAGCGGCGCAGTGCCTCCGGTCGGACATCATCCTCCGTCATGGCACCGAGAAAATCATTCAGCGTACCTGGTCTGGAACCTTCATAGACGGTAATGGTCCCGGCATGTGAAGGCGGAAAACCTTCAACCAGCAGGGTGACGCTGTACTGGCCATGCTCAACATCCATGCTGTAACGTCCGGCTTCATCCGGATTTTCAGAGGCCACCGTGTTCACCACCACCGTGCTGCTGGTTCGTCTGGCTTTCAGCACAATGGTGCAGTTCTGTACTGGTTTTCCTGTGCCATCTTTAAGCACGCCAGAAATTTTTACTGTCATACTTTTCCACCAATAAAAAAAGCCCGCAGCAGTGACGCCACGGGCTTCAGGACAGTGTAACTTTACGTTTCCTCAAACGCAGTTCACCCCATAAGGTGGATGAACCTGCGTATCATAACAATATTTACAGAAGATAAATCGGCGTCTGTTGTCAGAAACGGTATCCGATACCAACAATAAATGCATCCGTTCGCCAGTCGCCACTACCGGAACCTTCATAAGCAAGGTCAATGGTTACGGATTCGGTCGGGTTAAACTGCACGCCAGCCCCCCACGCCAGAGACGTGTTGCTGTGGCGACCGTCATCACTTCCGGTCAGCACATCGTGCGTTTTCCCCTTGTTGTCAGTTACGCGGAGATAATCCCCGGAGAAAGTCGACACACGGCTGTAAGCCACACCCACCATCGCATACGCGCTGAACCATTCATTCACGCGTACAGACGGCCCCGCCATCACGCTGAACCAGCGGTTACGCACGGAATCTTCATGCCAGCGGGTATCGCTGTAATGCGTTTTTTGCTCATCCTCAGCATTGGCATAACTGAAGGACGTAATCAGCCCCAGCGCGTCCGTAAACTCATAACGGTATTTCACGTTAATCCCGTTCAGATTATCGCTGCCGGGAGCGTTCGTACGGGCATGAAGATACCCCGCGCTCAGTGTGGGCTGATGTTCAGACGCCCATGCAGGCGCACCGGATACGGACAGACAGATGGCTGCGGACAAAATGGCTGCACAAACTTTACGCATAATTACCTCTCGCTTTTCTGCAATAAAAAAGGCGCCATTTCTGGCGCCCGTATTGGGGTTATAAAATTCAGCTAATCGTGATGCCTGCAGTGGCTTTCTTCATCACAACAACCAGCAAATCGCTGATACTTGCTGTGGGATACCAGCCATTTACCCACCATGCTGATACAGAAAACTCCAGCGTCATGTGGCCGCGACCAGCAGGCATATCAATAACACCACTGTAAATCAGCGTATTATCCAGCGCGGTACGGTTATAAATTTCAGCACCGTTTTTCCGTACTATCAGGCGGCATGACGAATAAGTATCGCTGTTCTCCCGCTCATGTCTGGCACCGCTGAAAGCCACCGCCGGAATAACAATCTGCCGGTTAAACGGCTGATCGTCATAAACCCTGACGGTAATGGTTCCTGATGGCCAACGCTCCGGTGCACGGGAGTCACGGGGGAAAGCCTTACCCACTGTTTTAACGAGATCGCCTTCAATCTGGTTTGCAGACAGTTTCCCTCTGATGACACAGTTCTCGTTAATGGTGACATTATTGAGCGTGCCGGTATTCGCCGTGATGGCTCCACTGATATCCGCATTGCGGGCTGTCAGCCTGCCATCCGGCGTCAGGGAAAACGTAGGAGGATTGCCGGATGACGTGATGCTCACCGCAAACAGTCGCTTCAGGAACACGTCGTTCATGAACAGCTGATTCCCCTGCGCCACAAACAGCGGCGTGGTGTTGCCATTCTCCGGGGTAATCATCGCGATACGGTCCGCCTGCAGCAGAATACTGCTCAGCGTCTGACCATCAACATCCTCAATCCCCGCACCAATCCCGGCCACATAGGGAATACCGTTTTTTGTTTTCTGCACCTTCAGCATATACATGGCATTCAGCTCATTGCGCGTGTCTGACTGAACCCGCTGGATTTGCTGTATGGTCACGGCCTGGTCACCCAGCTTTTTATCCGTGGTCGAGGTAATTTCACTCCCTTTTTTATCCACGTACTGGCGGACCTGTGCTATCTGTCGGGCGTTTTCTGACTGCCCCTGGCTGACAGTCTGTGAGATTTCACTGCTCACCCGGTCCACTTTCTGGCTCACCTGCGCGATGGCCAGTGTCTGGTCCTCATTCTTTTTCGCAACCAGCTGCGTGAGGCTGTTTTCCGCCTTCCCGATTTTCCGGGTCACTTCTGCGATATCCGTGTCCATCCGCTGACGGATGTCTTCTTCCAGTTGCGTGACCTCCGTACGCAGCGCTGAAGCATCAATGCGCTCTTTCAGTGCCTGGCCCAGAAGCGTCTCATCTATCAGCCCCCGGAAAATTTCCAGATACCCTTCACCATCATTGCTGGGCTGCCCGCTGGCTTCCACAAAAGCAGATTTTCCCACCAGGTTGACGCTTCGCACGTAAAACCAGAAATCCGTCCCCGGCTTAATCCGGCTCCCCTGGACAGTCCACTGACTGCCGGTCCCCAGATAACGGGCAGATTTTTCCACCTGTGCCGTGTTCGTGATGCGTTTTTCTGAGAACCAGAATTCAAACTGTACCGTCGGGTCATACACCGCAAGACGCGGGACCGCCGTTATCTGAAAATACCCCGGCGTCAGCTCAATCCGCGACGGTGCTGCCGGTGCGGCAATCCGGAAGGTGGTGGTCGCAGGTTCGCCCTGCTGGCCGTAGCTGTTAATGGCCCGCACCGTCAGGGTGTATTCCCCCAGTGGCAGGCCGCTGAAACGGTGCTCCGTGTCTGCGGTGATGGCGGTGGTCACCAGTCTGGCATCCGTTCCCTTACCACTGGTCAGGCGCAGACTGAAGCGCACGCCCTTCACCACCCGCGGCGTGTCCCATTTAGCCTGCGCCAGATACTGGCCGTCAGCTGCGCTCACCTCCACCGTCAGGTGCTGCACTGCCGGTGGGATAACGCTGTTCAGGGTGCCTGACTGCGGCTCAAAGCGGGCCCCGTTATCCACGATGGCTTCTTTTTCAGGTACGTGCTGCACCGCCGTGATGGCAAAGGTGCCGTCCGTGTTTTCCCGGATGGAGACACAGCGGAACAGGCGACGACGCAGTGACGGCAGGGAGAGTCCCCACACACCGTATGTCTCCACACCATCCGGCAGGGTGCTGACCTGTATCCGGTCAGGCGCGGGGTGTGCGGTGATGGCCACGCTCGCCGGCTTACCGCTGCCGTTAATCAGATTAACAGTGGCCGTGCCGGTCTCCGGCAGTGTCACCTCCCGGTCCAGCGTCAGGGTACGGCTGGCGGCATCGATGGACAGGACACGTCCGCCGGTCATGGTCCCGGCATAGTCGTTATCACAGATTTCAATGATGTCACCGGGTGTGTGACGCAGCCCCTGTGACCCGAGCGTGAAATCCACCGTCTGCGTTTCCAGCAGTTCGGTCTTTATCACCCACAGCCCGGCACGGTGGGCCTGACCGCGGCTGGTACAGCCGAACGCGTCCATCTTCAGCAGGTTGCGTCCGTAGCGCAGTATGGCTTCCGGGTCTTCCACCAGTTCCGTGGAGGTCTGCCAGCCGTTCTGCGGGTCGGTGTAATTCACCTCCACTGCCGTGTGCCGGTCCTTCAGGGCACTGAAGCTGTAGCGGAAACCCACGCCGTTATCATCCACCACCACATCGCTGTTGGTGTACGGCCACACCACATCCGACGGACGGTCCTGAACGAACGTCAGCGTCTGGCCGTTCCATACCGGCATACAGCGCATCGCAGAGCAGAAATCACTGAGAACGTCCCACGCCTTACGCTGTTGTGCCAGGTACGCATTAAAGGTCATCCGCGGCTCGGTCCCCCCGAAACCATCCGGGACCGTCTGGTCGCAGTACTGCCCGATGGCATACAGCGCCCACTTGTCCACATCCGCCGCCCCCAGACGTTTTCCCATGCCGTAGCGCGGGTGAGTCAGCATGTCCCACAGGCACCAGGCCGGGTTGTTGCTGTATGCCGGTTTCAGACTGCCGTCCCAGATACCACTGTACGTGCGTTTTTCCGGGTCATAGTTTGACGGCACCTGGATGATGCGACCGCGGATATGGTAGTTCACCGTCATCTGCTGGCCGCCGAACTGCTCCGCATCCACCTGCAGCCCCACAATGGCCGTGTTCGGGTAGCACTGTTTCACATCGATGATTTCGGTGTATGACGACCACAGCGTCTTATTCTGCAGCTGGTCCGTGGTGCTGTCCGCCGTCTCCCTGACCATCCGGATGTTAAAGGGCCGGGGAGGCAGATTATCCAGAATCACCGAGGCCAGGAACTGCGAGGTGGTCTTGCCGTTAATGGTGACATCCTTTTCCGTCACCCAGCGGCCATTACGCTGTAACTGAATCAGAATCCGGACAGAGGAAGGATTACGGTCGCCCTTTGACGTGGTCTGCACCAGTGACTGCACCCCGAAGGTAACCCGCAGGCGGTCAATGTTCGCGGACGTAATGGTGCGCGTCACCGGTTTTGCCTTCGTCACTTCCACGCCCAGTCCGGTTTCAGCACCGGAGGACTCAAAGCCTTCCGGTGGTGTCTGCTCCTGCTCCCCGGCGCGCCAGACCGCCGTCACACCGTGTATCACGGGATTACCGTCCGTGTCCGTCAGCGGGGTTTTGTTCACCAGGATACTCTGCAGTCCCTTCACCGGACCTTCTATCGGTCCCTCACCAATCGCATCAATCACGCTCATCATCTGCGTGGATTTGAGATTATCCTTCGCCTCACGAGGCGTGTGTGCCTTACCGCCACCTTTTCCCATACAGCCTTCCCCTGAATAAATTAACCGCCACTTGCCATTCCGTACAGAAGTCGGATATCCTTCGCCCGAAAAGCATGAAACACATTTCTGCCATGCTAAAGAGAAACCCCGGTATCAGCAGATACCGGGGTTTTCTTTCATGCCCACCGATAATCCTGTTGGTTAAAACCGGTAATGGCATAAAAATTCTGAATATCTTCACATTTTCACAAACTGACTGTGGCGCGTATAATTTCTCTGCGTTAATTTTTTTGTCGTGATATAAGAATAATTCCTTACACTTAATCTTCGTAACTCTCCCGCAGTTCCTGTCCGCGATCACTGCGGGATTTTTTTATTCTTTTTACCCCTGCCGCCCGATAACCACGACCTTTCCGCCCCCGCCTTCATCACGGGTGCTGATGTCCTGGGATATACGGCGGGAGCCAACCAGCATTTCCCCGTAAGGCACCGGCATCGGGTTCCCCTGGGCAATCATGTTATCCAGCGAGGAAAAGTACGTGTTCTGTCTGCCGTTATCCGTTGCGCGGTAATCCGGTGTTTTTGCCTTCGGGGCCAGCATCTGGGCCACACCGCCCAGTATCATGCTGGCACCCAGTGAAAACAGCATTGTGGTGGCAGAAAAACCGCCGGCACTCAGGGCTGTACCCCATAACGCCATCGAGGCACCGGCCGTGAAGAAAGAGCCCACGATGGCTGCCGCCCCCAGCACAATCTGCAGTCCACCCTTTCCGGCCCCGGCCAGTCGCGGCACAATGTGGATGACCGTTCCCTCACCCAGCTGTTCGTGAAGACGGGCGTACACCGCCTCCGGTGCCGTGTCATCACCGGCAATACGTATCTGGTACCAGCCTTCGTTCATCTGACGGCGAAAGCCCGGCATCTGCATCGACAGGGCGCGAATGGCTTCCGCTGCCGTGTTCACATACAGGCTGAGGCGGCGGCCAAATCGTTGTAAATCCCCGTGAAGGCAGATGCGTGCCAGTGGCGGTGACGCCAGACAGAATGCGTTCGTCGTTGCCATTTTTCGGAATACCTCTCCCGTTTACTCAGTTGTTCAGGCAGATGGTGAAGCAGCTCACCGTTACCGCAGTAAATGGCGGCATGGTTCGGTACCGAAGCACCAAAGCAGCACAGCAGAATATCGCCCGCCTGTGCAGAGGACAGGGGCACCCGGTAAAAGCCGGTGACCGCCATATTGTCCAGGTAAAGGTTCTGGCCGTTGCGCCACCAGTCATCCTCGCGATGAAAATCCGGCATTTCAGTCCCCGCCAGATGATAAGCATCCCGGAACAGCGTGTAACAGTCCGTCACCCCGTGCTCAAAGCGCCGTCCCGTCAGATGTGGCACACAGCGGAATTTGTGAATGTCACCCCGGCAGACCAGCCACCAGGGCAGTGCGCTTTTTATCTGTAGCCGCCGGTCAGCCTCGCTCAGCCAGGGCAGCCCACCGGGATGACTGTGGACCAGTGCCACAATCTCCCCCTGCATCTCTGCCCGCAGCCAGTCTTCCGGTGCGATACGAAAATACGCCTCCGGCTCCGCGGAAATATTCACACAAGGGATATACCACTCCCCCTCCGGCGTGCTTATCACGAAGCCGCACGACTCCGCAGGCGCACACCGCCGGGCATGTGCCAGAATCGCTGATTCAGTCTGTGTCATAAACCGGGATTTACTGCGAAAGTTTATTAATGGAAAGGAAACCGCCAAAATTGCCGACATTCCTGCGCAGTTCACACCCGCGCATGCACTTGCTGCATCTGTCCTTACGGATATCCGTGGTGGGTTTATCGAACTCATCCGCCACAGCCCCGCCCGTGTAACCACACTCATCAGAGCGGTAGGTCCACATACAGGTGTTCGCCAGCATGATACGACCGGGAAACAGCGCCCCGTCCGTCTCGGTCGGTGTGGCCAGCACAAACGAGGCCGTCATGGCTGTCAGCGCTGACATCTGCTCCACCACCCACCGGTCCGTCAGCTCCTGCTCCGGGTCGGCCTCCGGATTGCCCGCAACGAAATTCACCGCATCCAGAAAACGGGCATACACCCGGCGGCGGACCACCGTGGCCCCCACCAGACTCTGCAGGTCTTCCGCCATCCCGGTGACCAGACCGAACAGATTGGACACCGTCAGCGACGGTCTGGCACTGCTGCCCTTCCCGCTCATCTCAAAGCCACTCCCCTCAATCGGGTACGCCTGATATTCACGCCCCTGCCAGGTCACCGGCTCCCCTTTTTCATTCAGCTCATTGCAGAAAAAATACCGCTCACCGCCCTGCACCGTCAGGTCGATTTCCCAGAGTACCACCCGCGGTGACTGCTCTGACTTAACCGACTCGTTCAGACTTTCTTCGTGAATATCCTGCATCAGTTCACCACCTGCTTAAACTCCGCGCTGAACTCAACGCGCAACATCCCGACCCGCGCAGACCACCCGGCACAGATCACCTTTATCTGCCGGTATGCATAGGGTGGCTTCCACAAAAATGCCTTCCAGCCACCGTGCTCTGCCAGGAACGCTTCCAGATGCCGGGCCTCCTCCCGGGTCACGGAAAGCGTCACCCTGTATGTTTTCAGGTCAGCATTCAGCCCTGCCGCCATACGCTGTGAGTACCCGTCACCAAAACGCACTTCACGCACCGATGGCTGCGAGTTCACCTCCATATCCGGCTTCACTTTCCAGCGAAATGTTTTCATCGCCCGCTCCCCGATAACAGACCGCCATCACGCAACTGCAGCCGGAGCTCATCCTGCGCACCTTTACGGGCCATCTCATACACCGCTTTCATCAGCTGCGGCCCGGCCTGTCCGTTGATACCGTCGTTCTGAATCACCACGTGATTGTTCTGATTAAAATTAATGCCTTCGGCCCGCCGCATCTGCGCCGGACTTCCGGCAGCACCCACATACCCCCCTTCCGCATAGCCCCGCATCAGGCGGTACAGGTTCCCGACACCAATCCGGCTGGTTGCCTCCTTCGTGAAGACAAACTCCCCGCGGTGGACAATCCCCGCTGGCTCATATTTGCCGCCGGTTCCCGTAAATCCTCCGGTCGCAAAATGGAATTTCGCCGCAGCTGCCTGAATGGCTGTACCGCCTGACGCGGATGCGCCACCACCAACAGCCCCGCCAATAGCGCTGCCGATACTCCCGACAATCCCCACCATTGCCTGCTTAAGCAGAATTTCTGTCATCATGGACAGCACGGAGCGGGTGAAGCTGCGCCAGTTCTGCTCACTGCCGGTCAGCATCGCCGCCATATTCTGTGCAATACCATCAAAGGTCTGCGTGGCAGCACTTTTTACCTGCGACATACTGTCCGTGGCACTCTCTTCCCACTCACTCCAGCCGGACCTGAGGCCTGCCATCCAGTTCCCGCGAAGCAGGTCTTCAGCCGCCCAGGTCTTTTTCTGCTCTGACATGACGTTATTCAGCGCCAGCGGATTATCGCCATACTGTTCCTTCAGGCGCTGTTCCGTGGCTTCCCGTTCTGCCTGCCGGTCAGTCAGCCCCCGGCTTTTCGCATCAATGGCGGCCCGTTTTGCCCGTTGCTGCTGTGCGAATTTATCCGCCTGCTGCGCCAGCGCGTTCAGGCGCTCCTGATACGTAACCTTGTCGCCAAGTGCAGCCAGCTGGCGTTTGTACTCCAGCGTCTCATCTTTATGCGCCAGCAGGGATTTCTCCTGTGCAGACAGCTGGCGACGTTGCGCCGCCTCCTCCAGTACCGCGAACTGACTCTCCGCCTTCCACAAATCCCGGCGCTGCTGGCTGATTTTCTCATTCGCTCCGGCATGCTTCTCCAGCGTCCGGAGTTCTGCCTGAAGCGTCAGCAGGGCAGCATGAGCACTGTCTTCCTGACGATCGCCCGCAGACACCTTCACGCCGGACTGTTTCGGCTTTTTCAGCGTCGCTTCATAATCCTTTTTCGCCGCCGCCATCAGCGTGTTGTAATCCGCCTGCAGGATTTTCCCGTCTTTCAGTGCCTTGTTCAGTTCTTCCTGACGGGCGGTATATTTCTCCAGCGGCGTCTGCAGCCGTTCGTAAGCCTTCTGCGCCTCTTCGGTATATTTCAGCCGTGACGCTTCGGTATCGCTCTGCTGCTGCGCATTTTTGTCCTGTTGAGTCTGCTGCTCAGCCTTCTTTCGGGCGGCTTCAAGCGCAAGACGGGCCTTTTCACGATCATCCCAGTAACGCGCCCGCGCTTCATCGTTAACAAAATAATCATCCTTGCGCAGATTCCAGATGTCGTCTGCTTTCTTAAACGCAGCCTCTGCCTTAATCAGCATCTCCTGCGCGGTATCAGGACGACCAATATCCAGCACCGCATCCCACATGGATTTGAATGCCCGCGCTGTCCTGTCTGCCCAGGTCTCCAGCGTGCCCATGTTCTCTTTCAGGCGGCGGGTCTGGTCATCAAACCCTTTCGTTGCGGCCTCGTTCGCCGCCTGCAATGCCCCGGTTTCATCGCCGGAACGCTGCAACTGAGCAACATACGCAATCTGCTCCGCCGTCACGTTATGGAACTGCTTCGCCATCGCAATCAGCCCCGACGTCGGGTCAGTGGTCAGTTTTCCGAAAGCCTCTGCAACCTTGTCCACCTCCACACCGGATGCAGAAGCAAAACGCGCGACACTCTGGTTGATGGCATCAAACTGTTCACCACCACGCACACCGGCATTCACCATGGCTGCCAGTGACTCACTCGCCTGGTTAAACGTCAGCCCTGCGGCCTGTCCGGCTCTGGAGAGCGTCAGCATGCGATCGGCAGTCAGTCCGGACTGATTACCGGAAAGAACCAGGGTTTTATTAAACGCTGAAAGCGTGGAATCTCCCTGGTACCAGGCGTACACCAGCGCACCTGTCGCCACCGCCAGCGAGGTGACCCCGACCATCGGCAGGGTGATCGCACCGGCAAGCCCCCTGAACATGGGGATCATCCCGCCGAAGGAGTCCTTCACCTGACCGCCCTGTTGCAGCAGGATCAGCCAGGGATTCTGACCACCGGCAAGCTGCGTGGCGATATCCGTAAACTGTGCGGGCAGGGTTCGCATGGCCGCTTTATACTGCCCGACGGAAATCCCTGCTTTTTGTGCAGCCAGCGCCTGGTGGCTCAGCCCCTGCTCAACGACAGTTGCGGTTTTTCTGGCGTCAGTATCCAGACCTGAAAAATGACGCCTTACCCGGCTCATCTGCTCATCGAAACGGACCGCATCCAGACTCAGGTCAATAACAAGATCACCAACCGGCTGGGACATATCTCACACCTCCCGGAATCCCCGCTGAAGCCATCATTAATGCGGCATCATCCACCATGACATCCGCCACATCCGCAGACGATAAAATATCGCCCCCTCCGTCCCCACCGAACCGGACGCCTCCGGCAAGTCCTGCCGCTTTCTGCATCAGCATTTTGTCCTCATCCGGCCTCTCCACCTGCTCTTCCTCATGCCGGGGGACAAGCAGACTGAAATCAGAGGGATGCATATCCGGATCGCAAAAAAACAGGCTGAGTACAGCGTACGTCAGCCCGGAAAAATGCATATCCAGCTGGGTATCCTGAAAATAATGCGTGCGGTAAAAACGGTGCCAGTCGGCATATTCGGTGGATGTCATCCCGGCAAGCATGGCGCGCCAGTCGGGTCTCCCCATCTCACGCGCCAGTCTGAGGGCAAAGTTCAGCTCACCGTCGAAGACTTTCCCGCAGAAAAATCATCATCAGTCAGCGTGTTATTTTTCGCCACTTCAGTAATATCAGTATCCGGACGAACAGCTTCGATCATCCCGGACAGACGCAACACCACGTCTTCCGCCCGGGCAATGGCATCAGCAGGCCAGGTGGTGAGCACTTCCTGCTCTATCTTCATCACGGCCTCATTCATTGACGGTGACTGCGTTTTCTGTGGATGGTTATGCCACAGGGACATCGCCACCAGAAACGCGCCGGTTCTGACAAGATCTTCCACACTCACCTGCAGGTTGCCGCTGGCTTCAGCCTCTTCTGCCCGCCGTTTCAGGAGGGCAAGATGCTCAATACGCTGCAGCGCAGACAGCTCAGAAAGCGTGACGGATACACCGTTATATTCAAATTGTTCTGTTTTCAGGAACATCGCTTATCTCTCAGCTCTTTAGCTACCCGGCACATTATTAACGGTAATTTCAGCCACCGCAGCAAACTGACCATTACCGGAAATCACAGGGATGCTGACTTTTCCATCCTTAACCCCCGTCACAGTAATCGTCATATCTTTCACGCTAATGGTGGCTTTTGATGGATCGGCGGAAATCGCCCTGAATGTCTTATCCGTTGCATTTTCCGGTTCCACAGTAACGGTCAGGGTGGTTGTTTTCCCTTTTGCCACCGTACCGGATGTCGGCGTCACCTTAATCGCACTGACCGGCGTAATTTTGCTGCGTTCTTCCGCTACAGAAGGTTTACCCACGTTAGTGACTTTCACCGTGCGGGTGATCACTTCTTTCGCCGTCACGGCCTTACCGATACTGCTGACCCAGCCACGAAACACATCCACCGTGCCATTCGGAAAACGGATTTTATAGGCCCGGACATCGCCGCTTTCAAACCAGCCTATAAGCCCTTTCTGACCTTCCTCTCCCGGTTTCCAGGCCAGCGTAAAACTGGTATCACCTGCAGATTTCTGCCCCTGCCCGGTCGCGGTCCAGTCTGCGTCTTCATCATCCAGGTAGTTATCATCGTAGGATTCTGCCGTCATCTCGCCCGGCGTCAGATCCTTCACCTTAGCCAGTCGCTGCCAGTCAGCGTCTGACAACGGGTTTGCATAAGCATCACCCTTGCCGTTGTAAACCCACAGAGTGGTACCGGCACCTTTTACCGGCTCCAGGGGATTTGGTGTTGCCATATCGTCCTCACATCTCGTATGTAATGGAATAAGTCAGATCCGCAGAGCTCCATAACGCCATATCGTCATCACGACGATACTCATAGCCCTGCGTAACCATCGTGGTAATCAGTCCTGCCAGTGCCGGGATCGCAGTCATCGCCGGATAAATCCGGCTTTCCATCCACTGATCAAGCTCTGAATCCGGTACCTGTGCCGGTAAAAACACCTCAATATGCAGTGTGGCCCGCCAGGTATCTGCATCCAGCTCTTCACCGGTATACTCTGCATCCGTCAGATAAACCGCGATCGCAGGAAAATCCTCTTCGTCAAAAACAACGGGGCGACCATCAAACAGCGTCGCCCCGTGTTCATGCTGCTCGAGTGCATCCAGCACTGCAGCACGGATATCAGTGTGTTTCATCGTTTTATCGCAATCCTCAGTTGTTGTTTCAGCGCGGATGCCAGTTCTCCGGGCAGGCGTTCACGCCGGATACGGTCAACATTCTCATCAAACGCCTGTTTCAGTGGGGCCGCCATCGGGATTTTCACCACATCAATAGGGTAACGGTTTTTCCCGGCCACACGCTGCATGACATGCCAGCGACCGTTTTTTAATCGCTGAATGAATGCCCGCTGATACCGATGCTGACCGGCTTTAAGTATGCTGTTCGGACGACGGCCCAGCATCCTGATCCCCAGCTTAATCACTGGAAGATCACCGCGGTTAACGATAATTTTTGCGTTCGGATTTCTGACCGTCGCCCGTTTCAGTCTGGACCGTTCCTTAACCAGTTTCCGGCGTACCTTTGTCTCCCGGGCAACCTGTGATGAAGACTGATTAATCGCCGTTGTGGCCACGCGGTTAATCGTCATTGCTGAAGCCGCCGGAATGGCGTTTTTACGAACCCGGCTCAGATTATCAATCGCCTGATCAAGCCCTTTTATCGCCATAATTTCCCCCTGCGTTTATCGTCGCCGGTTAACAGCGGGTGGTTGCCCACGGTTGAGCCAGAGATAACAGCTTCCCCCGTCATCCGGAGAAACACGATCCACCCAGAACATCTCGCCGTTAATGGTCAGCGTGTCACCACGCCGCACGGCACGCACCGTATCCGTCCGCACAAATAATGACGGGCTGCTTCCTTCAATACGGACCCCGCCACCGGCAAAACCCAGCGACTCCGGATCGTCAAAAACCCCCTGAACTTCGCCGCCACGTTGTGCTCCGGAGGTGAACTGCGCACGGATCCCCATCACTTCAACAATCGTACTGTCCACCCCGGCAAGGGCGGCATCAAAGGCATTCTGAAAATCACGCATAAACAGCCATTCCACCATCAACGTGTGTTTTTGCATCTGAGGACATAATCAGAATCACCCGACCAACATCCGCAAGCTCAACGGATTCCCCCGTTTCACCATCAACGCCACAGAGATGGAGGCAGGTCAGAACTCTGATGCGCGTTAACGCGCCGGATGTTTCCTCACGAACATCATGAGCCGCGGTTTCCCGCTCCCGGATATCCATATTCATAACCTGTACATCATCGCCGGATGACTGCATTTCCTCTTCCCATTCTGCCACCCGCTGCGCTATCTCTGCGGCACTCCCGGATATATCCGGCTCACGCCCCAGAATCAGGGCCAGTTCATCAAGCCGTTTCAGATTTTGCTCTTTCGTTGCCATATCAGCCCCCTGTGAAAAAAGACACGGGGGCATTTCGCCCCCGCTCACGGATTATTTCACCTGTACCACCACAAACTCATCCGGGTCCGGCAACACCATCAGCGGCGCGGACTGCGTCATGGTAAATTCACGGGCGGGATCCCCTACCGTCAGCCAGTGTTTCGGATAACGGGAAGAGGCCACCACACCTTCGGACAACGCCTGAGCATCCTGAATGGCACCGTAACAACGGATCCCATCTGCAGCAGTATTCCCCAGAACCAGCATGCCATCTGGAAGATAACGTTTTTCGATACCGTCTTCTGCTATATAAGACGTTTTCGCCACCACAATGGCCAGATCGCCGTAATACCCCTTGAAGGACACCACTGCGCCCAGATCTTTCACTGCCGTTTCGAGTTGAGAATTTGAACCGCGACGGGTATCCAGTTTTTCGCGGAACAGCTTAAAACCATTCAGAAGACGCCAGCCGGTACCGTCCATAATGGCAATATTCACAAGACCGCTGGCCTGGTCGCAGTAGAGGTCAATATCATGTGTAGGATCGAACGTGTCACGATCCTGTTTTGACCACTCCTTACCACTACCCTGAGTGATGTTATTCTTCGTCGACCTGCCAAAATCGACCTCAATTTTCTCGAACTGGTCTCCTTCCATGGTGTATTTGCCATACAACACAGCATTTACCGCCTGCATTTCTTCCACCTGGACAATGGCGTGCTCTTCCTGTTTGAGGTTATCGGTAATGATACGCAGACGGCGGTAAGCCGGATCATTCAGTTGAGATGGATCTTCACCAGGAAGGCGCTCAACCGCCTGCTGGTAATTAAATTCGTGTTTCGGCTTGACGTAGCCCGGACGCAACACGCGGGTTTCACCACCACGATGGCGCAGCACTTTTCCTTCAACGATCGGGGAGACATAGGCCGCCACCGGCGTTTTTCCGGTAATTTTGTCCAGCATCACCTCTTCGGTGTGGAAATTCACCGTACGGCGGAAAAACAGCTCCAGAAATAGCGCACGGAATTTAACTTTTTGTTCGGTATAACCGAGTAACTGGCGGGTCGTAAACAATCCCATAAATCAGTTCCTTTCATTCAGAAATCAGTCAGGCCACCATGGTGGCCTGATAACGTGTTACGGCAGAGCCGCGTGACTCAGGGCTGTGCCGGCAAAGGCATTTGCCTTTTTGTGTTCATCCACACTTTCAGGCCAGTGGATTGCCTCCGTCGCAAAGGTTCCCGACTTGTAATACGTCAGCGCTGTCTCTGTGCCTTCAAGCGGCAGTACCAGTATGCCAACCGCACTACCGGCTTTCTGTCCATCCCAGACCACCAGTTTCCCGGTGGCTTCATCCAGCATCAGGGGCGTCAGAGCCGGTGTTGCGGAAGAAATCCCGCTGCTGCCTGTGGCGGTATGAGCCGGATCATTACCGGCAAAAATACGTACTTCCGCACGCTGTTCAGTGATGGTTTTCGTCACCATTTTGTTAAAACCTCATATTGATGGTCAGCACTGACTTCATGGCATGGCCATGAGCATTTTCACGTCCGCATCACCGTCTGCTGACGTCTGTGACACGCCACCCCGCACCGCTGCCGGTGAATGATTCGCCATGAAATGTTCAAACAGGGCGGTTGTGGATGCAGAGACCGGTTCGGCCTTACCTGATCCCGCAGCCAGCACAGCCCGGGCGTTCTCCACGGTCATTCCCGGGCAGGCCGCCAGTTTTTCAGCCTGCGCTTCTGCCCCTTTTGCCTCATCCAGGGCCATGATCTGATCACGAAGTGAGGGCCCGGCATCCGCCAGTGGTGCAGCCGCCAGTTGTTCACGACCGTTCGCTTCTTCACACGCCATAATGCGATCGGCTTCACTCTGCGCGGATGCCACCGGCTGCTGCGGTGCCGCCGCGGCCAGAATCGCCCGGGCCTGTTCAACGCTCATGCCCTGTTGCCCTGCCAGCATCGTGGCAAGCTGTTCACGTCCTTTCGCTTCCTGGCATGTCAGGATCCCCATCACTCGCTGGTTCTCCTGCACGGCGGCTTCCGTTGCAGTTAATTGCGGCATAGTGCCTCCTCTGACATTACTGTTCAGCGCCGTGGCCATCACACTGATGGCATCCGACGCATTGATTAATTCATCCGCCAGCCCGGCCTCAATGCCGGACTGACCTTCAAAAACGGCGGCCTCTGTTCCCGTGACCGCATCCACAGACAACCCGGTATACATCGCCACTTTTTCGGCAAACATCCGGTGCGCCGCATCAATCCGCTGCTGCATGTCCTGGCGAACCTCTGCCGGCAACGCTTCAAACTGATTGCCATCCACCTTGTGCGCCCCGGCATAAATCAGCGTGATATCCACACCGGCCTGCGCCAGATGACCGGCATAGCTGACATGGCTCATCATCACGCCAATGGAGCCGATACGGGATGTCTGGGTAACCAGCCGTCGGGAGCAGGCCGACGCCAGCAGCATGGCTGCAGAACAGGCAGTGTCATTGCACAGTGCCCAGACCGGCTTCTGCTGACGGAGGCGGTAAATCATGTCAGCGCAGTCAAACGCGCCGGCGGCCTGCCCGCCCGGACTGTCAATGTCCAGCAGTACGCCCCGCACCTGGCTATCCGCCATTGCCTGCTGAAGACAGGCGACAATGCCGTCATAGCCTGTCATTCCGGAAAATGGCCGCATACCGCCCAGCCGGTGCACCAGCGTGCCGGTCACCGGCAGTACAGCAATACCGTTCACCACCCGGTAAACACGGGCCGGTCGTTTACCTCCGGCCATGTACTCGTCCGTTTCAGCCAGCATTCCGGGAGCATCAAGCTGTACCTGTTGTTGTGGTACCGAAAGACTTGCTGCCCCTATCTCGCGCCCGAGCGCGCAAAAGAAAACCCGCGCATAGGCGGGCTCCAGAAGCAGCGGTTCATTGAATGCTGCGGCAATAATGTGTGAAAGATTACGTCTCACGTGGTGTTGTCTCCTCTTCCGGCCTGCGACTCTCCGCTATCTGCTGCTGATACGCCTGCGCTATCCACACCGGACGTGAGAGTCCGGCTTTTTCCCGCTCTGCAGATTCCCTGACCTGCTGGCGGAAAATGTCCTGATAATCCTCGCCCATCAGCGCCAGCTCTTTCTCATACGTGCTCAGTCCGGCCTCAATGCGCATCACTGATTCCTGAACCTCCTTGAGCCCGTCAATGGCCATTCTTCCGGCTCCAATCCACTCAGCCCGTGACCAGGCTGATCGCGCCTGATAAAAATCAAAACGTGCCCGTGGCGGACGAATAATCCCCCGAAGAAGTGCCTCTTCCAGCCAGCAGGAAAACATCTGCGTGGCCAGCCGGGACGCAATAAATTTTCGCCGCCCCATAAAATAGCGCCACGACTCATTGGCGGATGCGCGGGCACTTGAATAACTGACCTTCGAGTAATCACGGGACAACTGTTCGTAGGAAACGCCAAGACCGGCGGCGATATACCGCAGCAGCGCCTGTTCAAGCGCCGAAAATCCATTGTCTGAATCCTGCGCGGTCTGAAGTTTCAGATCATCACCGGGGAAAAGGTGCGGAATTTTGACACCGCCCAGCGTCACGCTATTCGTGTCATACCAGGTGGAGAACTTATCCAGAATATTAATAAGCGGATTATCCTTCTGCCCCTGCGGCGCACCGGCGATATATTCAAAGGCCTTTTCGGTATCAAGGTCACTTTCAATCGTCGCTGCATACATCGCCTTCACTATGGCCGACTGAAGCTGTGTTGCCTGCAGGGAATCGAGCATCTTCAGCCGTTCCATAACGCTGTAAAACTGATTAGCCCCACGGGTCTGCCCGTCCTCCACCGGCTCGAAAATATGCAGCATGGCCGGACGCCCGGTGGGAAGTTCACGCGGGATCCGTTCCCATCGTCCACTCCCGGAGAACGGAAAATCATCCTCACAGATATGGTACGCAACGGCACGACCATATCGATCGACCTCCACCCCGGCCCGCAGAAAACGGTTCCCGATACCATGTCCTGGCGTGTCCACCCGTTTCGGACTCACGGCTTTAAAACGCGTACGAAACAGTTGCGTGCTCTCCGGATCCCAGACCGGCTGCACAAAGATTTCGCCGTTAAACGCATGAACGCCCACACCTTCACGAATAAATTCTGTAAACGTGCGTTTCCCTTCCACGTCGATCTCGCCAAACACCCCTTCTGCGTATTCTGACCAGGCCGCCTCCACCTCATCGACAAAACTTTTTGTCGCGGTCTCCCGCATCCCCAACCAGCGCCAGTTCGGGCGGTAGCTGATAAGAAACATATGCCCGACAATGTGATCCTTATGCAGGGCCACCGCATTGGCCGCTATCCCGTTATTGCGCACCAGATCATCTGCCCGGGCATTCCCCAGACGCAACGCGGGCAGCAGGGCCGCATCGGCACTCTGCGCCGGTGGCAACCACTCCGCCATTTGCCCGCCAAATCCTGCGCCGCCCCCGTTGTAGCTGAGGCTCTCCCGAAGCGGAACGCCGTTCACATCAATCAGGACAGGCGTTCGTTTCATAACCTCACTCCCAGCGGACGACGGCGACGGCGGGTTGTCCCCAGTACCAACTCAGCATCATTGATCGCACGGTTAAGCTCATCCAGAGAGGCCGCCGTATATTCAATTCTTCGTCCATCTTTCTGGACAGACACCACCCGTTTACCGGTTAATAAATCAAGGCGCGCCTGACGCAGCGCCTGCAGTTCAGCGACTGTAACCATTCACTCCTCCGGACAGCTTCGCTGCCAGTTCTTTAAGGGTTGGCCGGGTCGTCTCTTCTTCCCGGGATTTTGCCAGTACAGCCAGATCAAGCTGCCAGCGTTGCACGGACACACGTAATGCCGCGTAGGCATACACCAGGCAGTCCAGCGCTTCGTTACGCCGCTTTTTGTTATCCCACAGCAGACGCATCTTTCCTTTTTCCCACTTCTCCACAAGCTCTTCCGCGACCAGTTGCTGCGCCTCTGTCTGCGAAAAAATCTCCGGATCATCAGGAAAACGGATGGCATACGACGTGGCTTCATCCGCAGGCGTGGGCTCGGCTTTCATACGGGCATAGAGAATTTCTTTTGCGGTGTCCGTCCCCACTTCACACAGATAAACGCCCCGCTGATTGCGGGTTTTCGGCATGGTGATCACCGGCTTGCCATAGACAGACGCGCCTTTTACCGGCAGCACACGGAAAACACCGTGTTTTTTTGACCTCTGGTAGACGATTTCACCATCGATCCCCCCGGTGTCCCAGCAGACACGGGAAATGGTCATTTCGGTGCCATCCGCATGGCGGTATTTTTTGTTGATCGCCGCATCCACACGTAACAGCGTCTCTTCCTCATCAGGACGCCCCATAATGATGATTTTATCCACCAGAAAAGCTTCCTCTCCCGGTGCCCATCCCCAGACATACATCTCAAAACGGTTTCGCTGCGAGTCAATGCCCGCCGTCAGATAAACCACCCGGGCAGGCACCGCCGCCGTGTAACGCACAACCTTATCCATCAGCACCTGGTGATCGAGTTTTTCGCCCACGGCCTCTTCCCAGGTCTCGCCCAGCGTGGTGTTCACAAAGGTTTTCAGGCCGTTGGGATCTTTCAGTGCATCCAGCCAGTCATAGACTATCTGTACCCAGGTGGTGAACGGACTGTACGCTGTCCAGATATGGAACGTGATGGAGCGCGGCGGCGGAATTTCATTATCCGCGGCGCTGAAAAACGTCAGACCGTCACGGGTCCACATCCCCGTGTTTTCACAGATCCACCGCCCGTTGCTCTGGTCAAGCTCAGACTGATGGATCACGCAGCCATGATGTTCACAGAGGTAGAAAACGCTTTCGGGGCTGTCCTTCTCCCATTTAAGGCCAAAAGGCGTGGATTCATCGCCAAATTTCAGATACTGCTCCTCCCCACAGTGTGGGCAGGGCACATAAAAACGCATGAAATGCGCCGACTCGTTGGCCGCTTTTTCGATCTGGCAGGTGCCTTTGATTTTAGGCGTCGAGCCGCGAATGGATTTGGGCCATACAGAGCCCTCAATACGTTTATCCCCAAGCAGGGTTGGCGAACCCTCTTTTTCGACATCCGGTTCGAACGAGGAAAGTTCGTCATAGCAGACCACGTCCACGGATTTTTCACGGTAGTTTTTGGCGGCAGCGCCGCCCAGGCACCAGAAACCCACACCCGATGAAAAGCGTTTCAGCGTGAGGGTATTGTCACGATGTTTACGCCCCAGCCATGGAAAAAGGTCTTTCAGACATGGCACATCCCGAATCGTCGCCTCCACGTGAGACTTCATAAAATCTTCAGCGGCAGAATCCGTGGGCTGAAAAAGCAGACTGTTTCGGGATTTATGCTCAATAAAATACCCGACCACCCCCAGCAACATCTTTGTATAGCCAACACGGGCAGATTTAATCAGATTAACAGTCCGGATCTGATCATTCCCCATGCTGTTCATGATGGCGATCTGGAACGGCAGCGTTTTCCATTCTCCCTCACCATATGAAGATTCTTTAGGCAGATAATAATTTTGATCAGCCCATTCAACTGGCGTCACCGGCAATGCCCTTATCAGGGGCTGTAATGCTGTTGTGACAGCACTCATCATATTATTCAGTTGTTGCTCTGATATATTCATCGAGTAAATCCGGTAATTTATCCCCCGCCCGCGCACACTGATTTGCCCCCTTCGCAATAAGGGTTTTCAGATGGTCAAGATGGCGCGGTGTTAAATCAGGAAACTGTCGCTGCATGGATAAAGGGATGGAATCAAGCGTACTGGATAACGCCATTGCCAGCTTGCTGAGGGCAAAAATACAGAACCCGGTATCAATAAGTTTTCCTTTTGACACCTCATTTTTTAACTGCTGTGTAACAGCCTGTTCTGCTGTCAGTTCCCATCTGGCAATAAGCAATTTCTCCTCATAGTCGTCTTCGCTATCGCCATCAGGCACATCGTTTTTACTTCTTCTCAGATACGATATGTAAAAATCGCGCCAGGCATCCAGATCCAGTTGCCCTCGCTTATTCGATATCGGGGCACCCGGCAATTTCTGCAATCTGCGAAGCTGGCGATCGGTCAGACTTAAATGCCTGGCAACTTCAGTCTGCGTAGCCACTCCTCACCTCGCAAAAACTCTCACTTCACAATCACAACAAAACCGGTCATGTCCGGCTTACATGTCTATTTTTTGTGCATGTCCGGTTCACAGAAGACCTCTTTTTTTATTTTTCATATAGTTAACTTGAAGAGAAACCGGACATGGTTCCCGGAAAATTTTCATAAATAGCGAAAACCCGCGAGGTCGCCGCCCCGTAACGGCCCGGATCGCCGGAAAGGACCCGCAAAAATGATAATGGTTATCATTTTCAATGTAGTCCGGTTTCTTCCACCATCGCACCGGACAGGCGACTATGAGGGGACAACGCCGCGCTCCGTTAACGCGGTAAACCCCGGTGTGTATCGTTTTTGATTATCCCCGCACACTCGCGCAGAGGAGTCTCCCGGTCGGGCTGCGGTCTCTGTTAATGCGGGGATACGGCGACAATACCGCGCATCAGCAAAACTTATTTCAGGCACTGAGTGCGGATATATTCCTGCGCCACTTCCAGCTGCTTCTGCATCAGCATCAACCGCTCTCTGAGAGTGAAATAATCCCGTTCAGCGGTGTCTGCCAGTCGGGGGCCGGTTGCATTATCCACGCCGGAGGTGGTGGGGGCTTCACGCACGGTACCGGGGCAGGTGGCGTTGATCCGCAGGCGCTTACGACCAGCGGCAACGTCAGCGCGCAGAGTTTCATTTTCAGCTCTCGCATCGGCTAATTCCCTCGAGTATCTGGCATCAAGTGCAGCAACATCACGCTGGCGCTGCTGCATATCAGTAATGGTTGCATTTGCCTGCTCCAGCTCACTGACTTTTTTATCGCGCTGCTCTTTGTAGGTTATGGCGTTATCACGGTAATGATTCAGCCCCAGACTAAGCGCACCACAGGCCACCAGCAGGGCAATGATGACCACGCACAGTACGCGGTTCATTTCACCACCAGCGTATCTGACCGATGAAATAACCGGAGGCCATAATCACAAACACCAGCCAGATAAGAATGAACTTCCAGGTGGATAATTTTTCAGCCATCACTCGAATCTCCCGAATCAGTTTGCTAAAATCAAACACACTTTCTCCTTTGACTTTTCCAGAGTCAGGAAACACAAAACCCCGCTTGCAGCCAACAAACGGGGTTTTTACTTTTATTCACTTACATTTTGCCAGTTCGCAGGATTTCGTGTTATCCGTCCGCCTTGGCCAACGTCATTGATTAGCAAAATATTCTGCTTATCTGTCGATTCCCCAGCACGCCAGCGCGCTCTCCTGGTCACGACGGGATACCTGACCGTAACAGTTATTTGAGCGAATACGGCAGTCTCTGCCACCGTCCTTAATCCACCAGCGAATCGCCTCACACGCTCCCCTGCGATCACCTGCATTAATTCGTTTATAAAACGTCGACGGAAAACACTTACCGGGGCCAATGTTGTACGGACAGAATGACGCGATCCCCGCTTTCTGGGGTTCGGTCAGCGGCACTCTGATGTTTTTCTCCACCCACGCCAGCGCTTTATCACGCTCAATGGCGTTAACCTGGTCGCATTTTTCCTTCGACAACTTCATGCCCGGAACGACAGGTTTGCCATCCACCATGATGGCACCACGGCAGATGGTCCAGATACCTGCACCATCACGGTATGCCGTGGTGTGGTTGCCTTCCTTTTCATCCAGAAACTGGTCGAGAATGTCAGGCGCAGGCGCACCAGCGGCAATCAGCGCCAGAACGGCAGCCGACAGGCCGTATTTGATTTTGGTGTTCATGGATATATTAAATATTCAGCCGCTGTCCCTGGCCCACTAAATACGCACTTTAAGATAAGTCAGCCCCGGATGAAGCCAGTAAGCCGGCCCTTTTTTAAAGGGTGGAGTATTAAAATCACGAAGAAGAGCCTCCCGCACAATTGCATCCTTATCAGCACCACTGGCCAGCGCTTCAATCTCAGCGGCTACCTGAAGATATCCCATGCAACGGCCAACGCGCTTCATCAGCCCCTGCTTTTTATTGTTCTTCAGGTAATCAATGGCAAATTCAATGAGCTCCTCACTGTGCTGGTGCGATGGAGGTGTTACTTTCCCATTTTCTGAGATGATTATTTTCCCAGCATCACCGGATACAACAAAGGATGGCCGGTTACACTCCCATTCCGGGTCACTGAAATTATCATTATGAATACTGAAACACTCTGCGAGATTTCTGCTCATCACTTTCCGACAATAATCGTCAAACGCAGCAAACTGCTTTTCATCGCCAGAAGGCACCAATATCGACCATTTCTTATTCAGCTCAACGACGTAGCTCTCCAGTTTTTCAATACGTGATTCAACATCATCTTTTTCTGACCGCAGTGTTGACGGCGGCATCTTCAGAGAACAAGTAATTCTTCCCGGTAGCTTTCCTTTGTAGGTTATCAACACATCCTGCGCCTCTAAAATTACGGGGCGCTTTTCCGGCAACGGTTCGTTCCATTCACATAACCCGGCAGCAACATCCATGAAAAACTGCTTCGCCTGCTTTTTCGCCTCAGCTTCGTAAAACTCCAGCGTGGCACCTTCAGTACGGTCAAGACTAATCGCCACATCTGGCAACAACAGCGACGCTTGCCCGTCACCTTCCGACTTCACAGTAACAGTAACCTTATCCCCGTAATTATTTATCCCCTTAACAACCAGTTCATATTTTTTATTCATCACTTTACTCTCCCCGCGCCGCCTTACGCCGGTCCTCTTTGATTTTGAAATACAGGTTAGTCAGATATGTCAGCAGCCCAAACAGCAGACTCCCCAGCACGCCTATTGCCGCCCACTGAGACGGGGAAACCCTGTCCAGCAACTGCAGGAACCAGTAGCCCGTTCCCACCGCTGACGTGGTGTATGACACACCTGTTGTGATTTTTTCCATCTGGTACATACCCCGTCTCCCGTTATCCGGAAGCTGACAACAATAAAAAAGCCACCAGTTAAGTACTGATGGCTCTGATAACTCATGCAGGCGTCTCAGACGACCCACTGACACTACCGGTGAGTTTAACGATACCTTCCATTTGACTGGCTCACTTTTTATGATGATGCCGGTGCATTTATCTCCAGCACCAGACTTTCTATCTCAACGCCATACGTTGCATTTTTGGTAATATCCGTCAGCGTCAGTGCATTTAGTCCCACTGCCAGACCGTCTTTTATGGCCTGGAATGCCGGGCCAGTACGATGACGTAGTATCACTCCGGCTCAGTTGCACCACTGACCACCACATCACCTTCTGCTGCAATCGCCTGCATCAGGGTATAAGGGGTTATGGCCACCGGACTACCAAACGGCTGCCAGCCCTCTTTCAGTTTATGTGTCAGCTTTTCCGCAAGATCTGACGGCGACGCCGCCCTGACAACATCATAGTGTTTAAATGCCAT